TATATAATGCCATTCTAATTGCATGTACACATTTTTTCACAACCTATGTTGCAATTTTATCATCAATTTCCATTTTTTCAAGTTTTTTATAAAATTCATAATATGCTTTATATATTTTATAATATTTGCTAAAATTATAATCAGTATAAATGTTATTTAAAATATTTGAGCGATATTGTTCATCTTTATTTATATGATTAAAATCTTTTTTAAATTCTAATGATCGTTTTATTTGAGCACTAATTAATTCATAATTATTTTTTATGATTCTCATCATATCTTTTGCGAATTCCTAAATAAAACTTCGTATTTCATCAACATCACTATGATAAAAACCTGTTAATATAATTCTTTCCAATCCTTCCGCATTATTAAAAATATCATCGTTTATTTCAATTAAATCCGGAAATTTTTGCATAGCCAAAGGAACAAAATTATCAGAATAATATGCATCATCAAAACCTTTTGACGCATGCATATATAAATTACCTCTTCTATTATTATGCAATATTATATGTTTAGTTAATGCTAACCACCATGTATAAGCATGCTAAAATTCATGAACTAATGTATTACAAAATAAATCCGGGCTTTCAATTGCCTATCCGATTTCTATAGTAAATACCAATTTTTTAGAATCATTTAATTTAGATGTTTTTTTAAGAAATGTTCCATTACTATTTTTATCTTTAATTATATTAATAGTAAATGAACCAATCCAATCCGGAATAATATAGCTTGGCATTTTTTTAGCGTGTTTATACTGATAATAACTTTCAATATTCCCTTTCGTAATAGTTTCATTATCTGCATCATAAAACGGATCAGCATTTAACCCGTTTTGCAAATCATAAACATAATCAGTTATCAAATCAGACAAATCATACCATTGAATTCCATCTTTATCTACTAATCCCTATGATTCTTTTATTAAGTTTCTATTTTTCATAAAATAAATAATATGAAATACTATTTTATTATTTATTAAATTTTCATTATTGTGAAGTTATTTTGTTTTGAAAATAAATAAATAAATAAAATATAAAATTGAAATTATTTAATTAACTATGGCACAATGGGAAAATATTAATAGTGAAGGCCTCAATAGATGGGGGCACTTTACATCATCTAAAAGATCAATGGAATTACATGAGCCAATTTATTTAAATTTATATACTGCTCAACTTTTACCATCAGATCTTCCAAATGGTATGTTAAATCAATATGGTATAGATGACGTAAATATTGTTTTAGAAGGTTTACGTTCAGTTGGTGGTCTTGATACACAACCAGGTGTTGGCCAAGTGTCACAAAAATATAAATAGGCAGAACGTGGTTATGCCGGCGGCCAACCTAATAAAACTCACTTAGACCTTACAATGAATTTTGAGTTAAATATTAAACGTAATGATGATGGAACTAATGATAATTATACATATAAGTTCTTGCGTCGTTGGAGTGATTTAACATATGATCCATTAACTGGTAAAATGAATATTAAGCGAAATTATGCAGCAAAAGCAATGACAATTCTTCTTCATGATAAAGAAGGTAAACCAATTCACCAATGGATTTGTTATAATATATTCCCAACATCAGCTGTTCCAGCACCACCATTGTCATATGATAATGGTAACATTTGGCAAAACTTCCAAATGACATTCTGGTGTGACTACTTTGACGAAGCAATTCTTTAATTTGCAAATCACAAATCTATCAAAAATAAAAAATGCAGGATTTAATTTCCTGCATTTTTTATTAGAATAATTCTTCACTTTCAAATTTAATTTCTTTACTATGTCCAGTATCTCTCAATCTGGTTAATCTTCCGACAAATTCCTCTTCAGTTAATAGTGTTTTTATCCTGTCTCTATGTCCTATAGAATGAATTAGCTTATGTCCTTTGGTAGAATCTAGTGCCTTTCTAAAATCTGCATTTGTATATAATGCATCATATGCTTCATTAAATAAATCTTGATATTCTTGGCTTCTTCTGTCTATTGTTTTTCCTTGCCAATAAACTTGCATATTAAAATTCCATGGTTTTGTTGAATTTTTAGCTTCTATACCAGACAACAAAAAGATTCGCATTTGTTCAATCGGATCTTTATATGTTAACCCGGCAATCAATCCTTCCATTGAATTTATAGAAAACCCTCTAAAAATAAAAGGGTGTTCTATAAAATTAGATAATGCGTTTGCCGGATATTTTCCACCACTGTAAATATCTATTGTCATAATTATTTTATAAATTAATATCTATAAAGTTTTAATTAAAAATAATTGCTAAAATCTGTAGTTTTTATAATATTATTTCCATATTTAATATTACCGTGTTGCTATGCAACAACTACATTCCACCATACTTTAAATGCGTCTAATGTAGATTGATTACTTTTATCTGTTTTACCAATATGGAAATGTACAATAGCATTTGCATTATTATCCATTGTTTCATTACCGAAATATGTTTTGTTAATTAACATATCATATAATGTTTTATCATCATTTAAAATACATTGTAATATATCTACTGAATTAGAACCTTCACTGTTTATAATATCTATGGCATCACCTGTATTATGCGGTGATGTTTCTGATGTATACCATACTATATCACCATTTGAATTAACAAATTTCCACATATTACCGTCTTTAACTGACGGTTTGTCTACTTTGTTTCCGTTTTCGTCAACCGGCCAGCGTCTACCTGATATTAAATTAAATTTAACACCTGCTAAATTACATGCATTTTTAATATCTTCATAAATTGTTACCATATATGATTGTAAACCGTTTGTAGTAATATCTTTATTAGCAGGCTCATTTGCAGTTGATGAATTATTTGTTGATTGATTATTTTCACTATTCGCTTCTTTAACTGTCCCTGTTGCAATATCTGTTTCTACAGTAATACTGCTGTTATTTTCATTATTATTTTCTTTCGGCTTTTTACTTTTATTATAACCAGGAATTGGCCATTCACGGCGGGTTAAAGTTAATTCTGTTCGCCATGGTGTGCTGTGTTTATGTATATTATTGTTATAAATCCATTTAATATCATGTATAATAAACCACCCAGATCCTTGCGGTAAAATTTGTTGGTAAATATAATCTTCATCACTATTGGCTTGCATAAAATTAATTTCCGGTGTAAAATTATCTTTTAATAACATCGGTATTTTTTCACCGCGCATTAATTGTAAGTTACAACCGTTTAATGTAACCGATATTGTTTTCTTTAATAACCATTTATTACATAATTTATTATGTTCTTCTGCTACTTTAAAATATTTGTTAACATTGCCGGATGTTGTTGAATTATCGCCTTCTTTCATTGTGCTTGTATCAACATCTGATATTACAGGAACTAATGAACCACCTTGGACTGAATTATGCTATTTAACAAATGAACCGTTATCGGCTTGTGTATATGTTAAATTTTGTCCAGGACCTGCCATTATATAAAAACCGTTTTTAAGTTTATCATTATTAACAGGTATATAATATGAATCCGTAATAGATCCTTCAGATACATTTGAAATGCCGGGATTTTGTATTGAATAATAATTTTTTGTTATAAAACCGAATTCATTTGTAATAGTACTATCATTATTTTCACCGTATGATGTTACCAAAAATGCGGTTTCCGTACTTTCTTCTGTTCCGAAATTTGTTAATATTTTTAATTGAGGTTTTGGATTTTCAGATTTTTCACTATCAGTTGTTTCTCTGTTTTCCGCATCTGCTAATTTACCGGCGACAAGTGTTGAATTAAATACAGCCAAATCAATTTCTTCATCAAGTCCGGAACCGCCAAGCATTTGTGCAATATTAATAAATGACAAGCCATAACGCGGATCAATCCAACAATCATAAAATGATTCAAAGTTTTTATATGCATGTTTTGAAACATATTTTAAATATTTTAGGTTCGGTGCATCACCGCCTGTTAATTGATCATCAGAATCATACTTATTCCAGAATTGTAAATCATTCGTATTTTCAGGATCACTGAAAAAGAAACCTAAACCCAATTTAGCCGACATTTCAATAAGTGCATCGCGTGATGATTTACCCACATTCTCACCCTATGCTCCTTTCCATATTGTTTCTAAAATACGTTTAGCCCTGCCTGGTATTTCAACATCCAAATTTGTATTATATAAACTAGGAATATACAATTCACCCAAAATTTTAACTTTTATACTTCCGCCGATTTTAAACTAATCTATTTTTGGAACTTTTACATGGGTTATTTGAAAATCACCGCGATATGATTTAACAGTACCATGCCCAGGATTAATGAATACTGAACAAATATCACCGTCTTTAATTGCATTAACTTTTAATATATCATTAAATTTACACTCTAATATAAGTTCGATTGTCGGTATAAATCCAACGCTTTCCAATGAAAAATATTTAATATCATTATCTATATAATAGTGATCATTTATACGTATTAATGGATATAAGAAACCGATACCCATTGATTTTTTAGGTGATGTATTACCTGCAGTTTGAAATGGATCGCTATCTACATCACTGTCATTTTTATATGTTGCATTATATCCGTTTTCACCAAGTGTTGTATATGAAGTACTGGTGTCTTCTCCGGTTGTTTTAAACGGTGTATCAATATTATCAAATACCGGGATTGACATTTCATCTAATTGAATACTTGCATCAAAAAGTTTATAAATTCTTGTATGCACAGTTTTTTCAGGTGTATTATTAGATGATGTATTTGTTATTATATTTTGGTATATATTTTCATTGGAATTTGAAAAAACATTTCCGGATGCGTCTGCTTCAGGTATTGTAACAAATGTATAATCATTTGTATTATTTGAAGTATTCTATGCAGATGTAAGTACAAGTGGTATTTTAGGTATTGATGAATCAAGCGTGTCTTCAGGTTCGCCATTCTTTTTTGCATTTACTATATTTTCAATTTTTTGTTTATATTCTTTAACATCTGCTTGCCATGTATTGCGAAGATTATTAAATTCATTCCAATAATTATTAGTTGATTCATTTAATGTACGGCATCCTATAATAATATCATTAATATCATCAATATACTTTTGATATATTCTTTTTTCATCTGGCAAATATATAGTAAATAATTGTTGTTGATATTTATTACGTAATGATTCTAATTTTGTATAATCTATTAAACTGTTATTGTCATATAATATTATATAATCACTATAATTATATTCAGCATCTAAATTCTTTATTAAATTATTAATTTTTGTTTTTATACGTTTTCTATAAACAGTTGCTTGCGGGTATTGTGTCGTTTGTATAATATATTCGCTTGCTTCATTTTTATCAATTAATGAAGTTTGTAATATATTTGTATTTGCCCATTCTTTATAAAATGTACTGTTATTTTCAGAAGCCTATTCAATATCTTTTAAAAATTTATTATATTCATCATTAATTTGATCATATGACAAATTATTCATTGAATCTAATTTTTCTATATAAATTTTTGGAATCATGTAAATTACGTCTATTTAGCTTTTATTATTTATATTTAAAAAATAATGTATTGACTTTTTGTAAATAAATAAAAAAATAGTAAATATTTAATTAAATTATATGAGTAGTAATAAGATTAATAGCTTTGCTGAAAATATGCGTAAAACAATTACTGCGCAAACTAATGCATTAGCTTTATTAGAATCAATTCAAAAATCAATTTCTACAAAAGATACCGTAGTTCAATATGATTATGAAAACTTAAAAGATAGTTCTGTAACAACATATTAGCTACCAAGTTATATATCTGTTACTAATAGATTAAAAGCATTGGAAAGAAATATGTCAAATTTGTCAGCTGGTCGTTCTACATTAACATTTAATGACGGATCACGTAGACAAATTGTATTAACAAATCTTCCATAGACACCAAATAGAATTACAAATGTCCAAGCACCGTCAACATTTAAAATTGACAGTAATTGGTTCTTTGAAGATTTGATGTTCCCAGGGTTGACAGTATCTTTAGATTTAACATCACAAATTGAAGATTCTGCCGATAGAGTTAAATTAACCAGAATTATATTAGATGCGAATGATCAAGCAGCTCAGCAATTCTGGGCAAATACATTATCTAATACAAATTATGATTATGTTTCATTAAAATCATTATTAGCATATAATGGAATTAGTTATTCAGAAGATACTGAAGAAATTCAATTACCGTTAGTTAGCAATACAATTGCCGGTGATTTTCAAATAATGTATGATCCGGAAATTATTAATGGAAATACATGGTATACATTTGATACATTAAATTATGCTACTATTAATGAAAACGGTGAAAATATCGGTAGAAACAATATTCTTTCTATTGGAGACAGATTAGCATATAATGATACATTATTTTCTGTTGTTGAAGTTGATCAAAATAATAATAAAGTTCGTTTAAAGGTTTTAAGCGGTGCTGCATTCCCTGGTGTTTATTCTATATTCAGAATATATCAAGATCCATTCAGAAGCAAAGTTATTAATGTAAGAGTTAATGTAAATGAATATAATATAATTTATATCAAAGGTGTTAATGAAGCATTTAATTTATTATCAAATGAATGGTCAGATCCAATTCAATTTTCAACAAATGAATTAGTTAATGAAGATAATGTAAATATTAATCTTAAACAATATTATACATCATTTGTTTCTGACTGGGGTGCTCAATGGATCGCAGAATCTAAAGAGAGACGTGTATCAGCATATTACGGGCATATTCCGAATATACCGGTTATTTCTGCAACAGATTTACGTGTTGTTCAAATTAATACACAAATTAACGCATCATTGGATGTTAACGATTTAAAAAACTTGGCGGCATAGATTGAATCAACAAGATCACTTGTAGAATCAACACAGAAAACTATCGCTTCTCAAAAATCTAATTTGAATAATGCAAAAACAACAGATGAATATAATAGCGCATAGAATGAAATTGCATTAAATACAAAACAATTAGAAATTCAACAAACCCAATATACATCATTGGTTAAACGTTTCCAAACATCTGTTAAAGAAAATAAAGCGGTTGTTGAAGATCCTAAATATCGCATTAGAGGCTTCTTCCCGATACCGGCACCGAGATACCGTGACGATGAACAAACATATCCGGAAGAAATTATCGGTTTTGAAATTGCATACCGTTATATTTGTGAAGATAATACAGGTGTTCAATTAAATACGTTTAATTATACTGATAATGACGGAAATACTATTGTTACAGGAACATTTACTGATTGGATTATTACACAAAGTGCGTTAAAACAACGTATTTGGGATAATAATTCAAAAATGTTTATTTGGAAAGCTGAAAATGTAGCCGATGGTTCTGAAATTAATATTAATCAAATTGATATTCCTATTACTAAAGGTGAAAAAGTAGAAATTAAAGTAAGAACTATTTCTGAAGCAGGATACCCTAATAATCCGTTAAAATCAAATTGGTCAGAAACCATTATAATGTCATTCCCTGATAATTTAATGACAACCAGTGAAGTTTCAGATTTAATTCAAGATGTTAATGATGATGCTTTACATATTGCTATTAAATCCGATTTAAATTCTGCAGGTTTAATTGCACATATGAATGATTCTATTGCAAATGAAAATTCTGTTAGCGGTGTTTATTGCCACCATAAAGCTGAAAATATCGCATATGAAAATCCAGGTGATAATGGAATGCCGGAAACAGTTAAATTGCAAGAAAAAATTGAATGGCTTGAAAAACGATTACAATTACTTGAAGAATATGTTGATGCACAAACAAATGCAGTAATAACAAATGGTGTATGATGAATTATAAACAAATATTAAAAGCTGTTAATAGAGGAATTAAATTTGCATTAGATGACTTTGAAGATAATGAAATTCAAGGTCAAGTTAATAGTAAAGTTAGTCATCAAGGCGGAACTAAAGAATGGTTAGATCTAATGAAGGAAGTTGTTGATTTAGGCCTTCCTTCAGGAACTTTATGGTGTAAATACAATCTAGATGTTGATCCAAATAAGCTGTCTAAAGCAAAAAACTGGTATGGTAAATACTATGCATGGGGCGAAACTGAAACAAGTAAGCCTTGCATATCAAATCTTACCAAATATAAAAATGAAGAAAATTTAACTGAGCTTCTACCAGAAGATGATGCAGCATATTCTAATATGCATATTGGCAATTATAAATTCCATATTCCAACCAAAGAATAGTGTGAAGAATTAATAGATTATACAAATGGACATTGGGAAAAAAATTATCAAAACATTGAAGGATTGAATGGTTGGTTAGTTAAAGGCAAAAATGGAAATGAATTATTTTTACCTGCTGCTGGTTATTATTCTTATCGTTTTGGTGAATTTTTTAATGTTGGGTTTTTTGGTGATTATATTACATCTACTTTATATCTTGAAGATAACTATTATTTACGTACTAGAAATGAAGTATACACTTTAGAATGTGGAGGCATAACTTCTGATGGTGATTCAATTCAATTAAAACATAATAGATATGATAATGGATATTATATTCGCCCAGTAATAAATTTATAAAAATAAAGAGATTCAACAATTTGAATCTCTTTTTAATTATCTGAAAATCAAAGAATTTAAATCTTTAATATTTTCTGAAATATTTGTTTCTGTTGTTCCTTGAGTAGGTGCTTGTACTGGGGCTGTTTGGTGTGATGCTTTACTCAATTCAAATAAAATATCTTCACGCTGTTCAGGTGTTACCTTGAATTTACCTTTCTTCCATGCAGTTTCAATTGCTCGCTTAGTGAATCGTTTTTGTTTACCAGTCATTTCATAACCGTTTTTACGGTAAAAATCATTTGTCTCTCTATAATATTGTGATTGACAAATATAATCTTTTACTTTTTCATCATCTGACATTTTTCTATATTCTTCATTTTCTTTTTGAAGTTTAAACATTGCAGCCTGTTGAATTAAATTTTCAGTCGCTTTGTCTTTATCGAGTGCAACATCATCTGAAGTCGGCATTTGGAATTGCCCCGGCATTACTTGGTTATCATCTTCATAAACAAGTGTATCTTTTAAAAGCTCTTCACTTTTAATAATTTTTTGCTCTTTTTCATTTAGTTCTTTACCATTTTCTAAAAGTAAAGAATCAAGTTCTACATTTTTTTCTTCCATAATATATAATATATTTTGTCTTTATTATTTTCAACTATTATTTAAATAGAATAAATTCCATTATCTATACTAGTAAATATTGCACCTTTAGCTTTTTTATTTTGTGGATACAAAGTATTCCAACCCTTTGCATAACCATTTGTTATTACTGATGTAAAATATGCAAATGGATTATTTGATTTTTCAGGATCAAATCCACGCCAATATTGTAAACAATCCAATAATGCAGTTTGTTTGCAATCTTCTTTATCTTCAGGTGTTTTGAATGTTTTCTTTGCAATAATATTTTCAACCATTAGCATTAACATCTAAATTGCCTCCGGCGTCAATTCATCCTATTCTTTTGATTTCATTATTTCTTTAAACAAAAAAGGATTTGAAACATATTCTGTTCCATCTTTTTTTGTTTTAATTCCTTCTATTGAAGTATCTATTGCCATTATTAATTCATATTTATTTTATTTGCTTTGTATTTATTTTAATTAAAATAAACATAAAAGTTTTTTCAACAATAAATATCAAAAATAATTGAAAAACGGTATGGAATTATTTGATATTTTTAAGCCTAAAAAACAAGAACCATTAGTAGTTCATAAAACAACAACTGTAATAAAAAAGAACACAACAGTAGTAAAAAAGAACACTTCTAAAGAAGAGCCTAAAAATGATAATGGGGTTCCGGCTGTGCTAGAAAACGAACCAAGATTTACAAATTTAATTGTTTGCCTAGATCCAGGCCATGCTGTTTCTACACCAGGAAAACGTTCTCCATATTCAGCATGTAAAGTGGAACCTGCTTTAGATTTCTATGAATATAAATTCAATAGAGAAATTTGTGATCTTTTATATGATATGTTAATTAAATAGGGAATTGATGTTTTTATTACTACAGATGAAAATAGAGATGGTGATATTGATGTTAGTTTAACAACTCGTGCAACTAGAGCATGGAATAAAATCAAAGCATCTGGCAAAAAGGGAATCTTTGTTTCTGTTCATGCTAATGCAAATGGAAAAGGTTCTGCATGGGACAAAGCAAAAGGCTGGTCCGCATATACAACAAAAGGAAATAATATTTCAGATCAATTAGCAGATTGTTTCTATGATGAAGCAGAAAAAATGTTTGATGGAAAGAAATTAAAAATTAGAACTGACAAATCAGATAATGACAGAGATTGGGAAGAAAACTTTACTGTTATTTTTAAGATGGAATAGTTCTCTGCTAAAAATAAAAAGCCGACAGTTCCTGCGGTTTTAACAGAAAATTTTTTCTATTCTAATGCTGATGATTGTAAGTATCTTTGTTCTGATAAAGGTAAAGAAGCTATAGTCAAATTGCATTTCTAGGCTATTCTGAGCTTCGCAGAGAAAGTTTTTAAGCTTTAAAGTATTTTTTCCGTTTCAAATATAAACAAATGAATTATTCGAGAAAAACCTCCTAACTAGATTGTTTTCAATCTAGATCCTCACTTTATTAGGATCTCCTTTAAATAAAGGTAGATCCTTTTTGGATTTTATAAAGTTATATAATTCTATCAAACTGGTTCCACTAAATTCTAGTCTCAATTCTTCCATAGACATCCTCCAAAATTTAATAAAATCATTAATGTTTGGTTGAACTATATTCTTTTTTATTTCTTTTTGTTTTGTTATATATTGATTAAAATATTCATAACCTCTTCTAGATAATTCTATAGAAGCCAGAATCATATCGGGTTTCTTTAAACTTCTAAACAAGAAATTCCCTATAAATGAACTATATTCTGGTTTGACTTCCAATAACTATATTTTATGAATATTAGTTCTCTTCCTTATCTAATTAACAAATGTTGTCCTTAACCAGTGGTTATTACAAAGTGCATTATAGTTCTTTCCTTTATCTCTATCTTTAGCTTTTATATTCAAATCTTCTATAGATATAACTTGACATTTATAATAAATTGCTTTATTGATTATGTTTTCTGCAACCTTAACCGTTTCATAAGTTCTTTTATTAGATAACTTTATTCTTCTAGGATCATCTGAACTAACGTTCTTTAAATCATTTAGTTGTTTATATAAATCACTGAATTTCTTGAATGAATAAACTCCAGATTCAATAACTTTAAATTCTGAACTAGATTTCCAATCAATAATAGACCAACCTATATAGTTTGGATTCATATCTATTCCTAAAACTCTATTCTAAATTTTGATATTTTCTTTATTAAATAATTTAGATTCATCAAATATTATATAAATATAATTTTTGTCTAGTTTATAACTAATTGATATTGAATTTGTTAAAGTTAATGCATATAGTGTTTTTAAATATTGCTCTTGATTTTGTCCATAAATTAACCTAAAATCAAAATGTTTATCTTTAGATGGTTTAAAAGTTATTGTTAAATCAGAATTAATATTAAATTTTCTGTTTCCTTTAAATTGACTTTCTCCTATTGATGATAGAGGACTTAATTTATTCTACTTAAATTCTTCTTTAGATATTTTCCCTTCTTGTTTTAATCTATAGTTTTCTTTTCCGCCAAATATAAGTTTTAATGGTTTTAGAATAGAATGTTTTTTAATTGAATACTTATGCTCTGATATCTTTCCTATTTTGAGTTTAAAATCTATTTCTTTTAGTTTTTGTTCTCTAGTTTCTTCATGTTCTTTATACCTTGGCTAAAAAGATTTATATAGCGCAATAGATTCTTTAACACAAGACTGTTTGAACCATGAATCCAATATATCTATGTTATTGATATTTGAACATAAAGACCTTAAATCTTTTTCAGATAGATTATTGTTATCACTAATTCTATTGTATAAATAATGGAGACATATTGAATACTATGACATATATTTGTTCAATATGTCATAATATGATGTATTTAGACATTTATATTTTAGTTTTAATGCTAACATATAAAAAATTAAACATTTATTTATAAAGTTTATTCTTAAATTGGAACGCTGAATAAACAAATATAAATAAATGTTTATATAAATTATATTTAAACTATTATTAATAGTTTATTTAAGCGTTCCAACTCTTAAATTAAACTAATCTTTTATTATTTATTCAAAATTTTTTAAAAACTATTTCTAAATTAAAATATAAATAAATTTATAAAAGAAAATAAAAAAGTGTCTTAAAATCAATATTTTTAAGATACTTTTTATTTTTGTCAGTTATCTAAAATATAAAATAAATAATAAAAGGATTAAAATGCTTTAATTATATATGGCTAAGAAAAATTCATCAGAATTATTAGAAGGTATATTAAATTTACTTGATAGTACTTTAGGCGAAATTTTAAAAAGTAAAGGGAAAGCCGGTACTGGCGGCAGTGCTAGCGGAAATGCTTCTAATTTTTTTGCAAATATATCAGGTATAGGCACAGTTGCTGAAGCCGATATTAAAGGTATTAATAAACTTGGGGATTCTCTTAAAAGTTTATCTAGTGCTATTTTACCTATATCTAAATTATCTAAAAAAGATATAGATCATACAGTTGAAACATTAAATACACTAGCGACTGCAATTAAATCATTTGGTATTGAAGATGGTGCATTAAAATCATTTAATAATATAATAACTGCTTTTGTTTCATTAAATAATGTATTTATGGATTTATCTAAAAATTTCTTTAAAACTATATTTACATTTAATCCGGCAAAAGCATGGATTATCGGAAAACGATTAACATTATTTTATTCTATCATATTTGATTAGTTTAAGAAAATGGCTGTATCAAATATGGTTAATGCATTAAAGCCAATACCAACATCAATGACATTTATAAAGAAAATTGCGATATTTAAAGTTTTATTAAAAACATTAACAGATATTCCAACTAAAGATGTGGTTAAAATGGCATTAATGGGTAAATTACTTAATGCTAAGGTAGGTAGGAATATTGGTAGTTTCTTTACAGCATTAGTTCATAGTTTAACCAATCAAAGAGGAATTGAAAAGAAAATGGTAGCAGCTGCTGCAATGGCAGCATCCATGAGTTTGTTAATTACATCATTAACTGTTAGTTTAGTTGCTGTCGTAGCATTACTTAAAATTGCAGGTTTTGCACAAGTTGCTCTTGGTTTTGTAATATTAACATTATTGGTTAGCGGATCAATAAAATTAATAAAAAAATTAGGTTCTCTTGAATTTAAAACAAGCGTAGAAAAAGCATTTCCAGGAATAGCCGCAATGTCATTATTATTACTTAGTTTAAGTATTACATTAGCATTAGTTGTTGGTATTGCTAAACATAATAAATGGGATGATTTGATTTGGGGTATTGGAATACTGGCAGGACTTGTTATCGGTTCATATCAAATAATGAAAAAACTTTCATCTACACAATTTAAAAATAGTGCCAAAAATGCATTATTAGGCGTAGCATCTATAGTATCATTGGTATTGGGCTTAGGTATTGCAATGTTAATTACAATTAAACTCGGTAAAAATGCTGATGCCGTTTTTGTTGGTTCTGTATTATTAGCTGCATTTACTGCCGGTGCAATTGTTTTATTCAATTGGCTTAAAAAAGGATTAACTAAAGCGACAATAATGAATGGTTTAATGGGGGTTGGCGCAATTGTTGGTTTAATAATGGGTATGAGTATTGCAATGTTAATTACAATTAAACTTGGTAAAAATGCAGAAGATGTTATGTATGGTGGTGGATTATTGATTGTATTTACTGCATTATCAATATTATTATTTAAAGGTATAACTAAATTTCTTACAAAAACATAGATTGAAAGAGGTTTATAGGGTGTTATCGGAATAGTTGCATTAATTTTAGGTTTAAGCATTGCATCATTATTTACAATTAGAATTGGAAAGAAACGAGAAGATGTTTTATGGGGGTTTGTTGTATTAAGTGCAATTGTAGCAGGTTCAATTGGTTTATTTAAATTAATAAATAAATTTTTAACACCAGCAAATATTATAACAGGTTTAATTGGGGTAACCGGTATTTCATTAATGATAACAGGTTTGTCAATTGCAATGTTATTCTTTACCAGATATTTAAGACGTGTACAAAAATTATCTATTGAAACTGCGGTTGGTGGTGTTGCATTAGCAGCTGCTGTTATACTCGGTGTTGTCGGTTTAGTACATATATTATCACCATTGGCAGTTGATCCGCTTTTCTGGATAGGTGTTGGAATGACAATGGTTGTTGCCGGTGTAATTCTTAGTATTACATTTACTATGAATCGATTCCTTAAATTCCTTAAAAAGGCAAGTAAAATAGATCCGGCAACAATGCAAAATACTTTAAATATTATTACCGGAGATGGCGGTATGATTAGCACACTTACTGCAATAATTAAAGGATTGGCTAAAGTTGGTTTATGGGGTGCAGTTAAAGCAAGAAGAATCAGTAAAACAATCAGACCGATATTTAAAACATTAGGTATGTTTGTTGATCTTATTGGTAAAATGGCAAAATTACAGATAGCAGATGAATGGGATACAAATGGAAAACCGATACATTATACAAAAATTACAACTGAAGATTTTAATACAGCAGCTGATATACTTGTTGCATCATTTACATCATTTGTAAATAAATTATCAACTGGATTTACAGACATTATCGGCAGCTTAATGTTTAAATTTGTAATAAATACACTATTTCCTGCAAAGAAAAATAAATCCGGAATAGGAACAGTTATTAGAACAATATCAGATTTTATTGATGTTATATTTAAAATGAAATCTGGTAAAGTTCCTGTTCAATGGGATGCAAATGGAAAACCAATAGCTTTTGCATAGTTATCTAATGAAGATTTTGCAGGGGCTGCAGAAACATTAGCAAATGCATTTGGCACATTTATAGTTGAACTTTCAAAATCATTTGGACGAATAGGATTATGGGCACGTGATAGTATTGATGAAATGGCTAAACCATTATCGTTAATTATGAACGGTGTCGGTAATATTATTAATCCGATTATGACAATTGCAGCAGGTAAAATTCAAATTGGTAACAAAACATATGATTTAAATGTTGATAAAATGAAAACAGCTGCAACTAATATTGTAGATGCTATTCAAACATTTGTCACAGGTTTAGGTAATTTAGAAATTTAGAAAATAGAAAATAGAAAAATCAGACGGATGATGAAAACCGTTGGTATTATCGGAGATACTTTCAAAAATTTATTAAATTCAAATATATCTTCAGATTCTACAACAAAAATTAATAATTTAACGTCATCAATCGATTTAATTTTAAATTACTTAAAGGATAATGATAAAATTAAGTCTGCATATAAATCATCAAAAAAATTAAAAGGATCACTAGTAAATGTAGCAGATGGTTTAGAAGTATTAAAGCCGACATTAAGTGTTTCTGCTGAAGGAATGAAAGATTTGGCAAAAGCATTTAAAGAATTAGATATGGAATTAATTACTAATGAAGAAAACCGTTCTAAAGCAATGCAAACAATGTCATCTAATTTTAAAGATATGGCTGATAGTATTAAAGATCTTAATAAAGCAATGACAAAATCAGTAGCAATATCAAAAGCATGGGATATTGCAAAAACAATGTCACTCAGTAATATTATGCAAACCGGCGCTAATATGGTATCTGCCGCAACACATAATGTTAAAGATACTGTTTCTAATATGTTTAATCCTAATAAAAAGGAAGAGGAACAAAAGAAACAAGATGAAATACAAAGAGAAAATAATCGTATATTAGCAAATGTTATCGCAAATGCTGTTGCAAACGCATTAAATGATTGGTCTGAATCTCATAAAGATCTTACTGTTCAATTTAGCGGTGATGGTAAAAAGGTTTTTGGAGAAGTTTACAGTAACTAAGATTTAATAAATATAAAAAGTATTAAATAGAATTAATATGGCATCAAATAAAAATTTATTTTATAAATTATATTCAACATCAAATAATGTAGTCAGTTCTGGATATACATGTAATTCAGCTATTGATGAAAATAATACATCATTTGATATTATAGGCAGTGTATCAGGCGGTTCTGCCGGAACTATAACAGATTCTAATGGCAACCCATTGTCTAATATTGATTTGTCTTAGATTCATGCAAGTGGAATTACTCAATACACTACAGAAACCAGAATTCTCCAACCTCATTCTGCAACCGTTCTACAGGGACAAGAATTTGGTTTGTCAGCAGCTTCATATTATTATGTTATTCCAAAGCAATTAAAAGAAACTGATGGATATGAAAAATATATTGATTGTGATTTTGATGTGATTTATAATAATTTTGCACCAAAACGTTTTCATATTCATACAGCCGCTGATGGACAAACTTCATTTATTAAAGAAATTAATGATGCGTTCCAAAAATATAATATTTTAGTTTCTGTATCTATTCAAGATGAAGTTGATGAAATTGATGGACATACTTACGAATACTTGGTTTTCTTATCTCAAAAAGAAGGATATTTCTATTATATCAATAACTTGAAAGTAACTGTTAAATTCCAATCTGAAGATTTTCCAGATTCTCCATTTAAGAAAGATATCAAGCAATTAAAACAATTTATGTATGATTTAATTGAAAAATATAAACCTATGAAACTTGAACAAACTGGTGAAGATTCTGATGGTGACGGTATTAATGATATAGTATCAGTTAATCCTACAGATAATTATGAAGTCGATTGTGATTTATATACTTGGTTATTACATAATTATATTGATGCTGTTAAAGATATTGAGTCATTTAGGAAAATGATTGATTATTTTAAAATGTGGGAAGAAACAGGAGATGAAGAATGGCTTGAAAAATATAATATCGAGGCACAAAATACTGTTTATGATGATGATATAATTAATTTTTATTTAGATGATACTGCTTTGGAAGCATTATACAATATAATTAATGATATTAAAACCCACATAGATGAATTAAATGCATATTACAGAGATTTTTATTGGTTAAGAGAAGATAGACATAAGAGAATTCCATTAATGAAATATCCAAATGGTGCATTCAGAGGAATTGTTCTTATTCCTGATTGGCCAACTAAAACTGATGATTATGAATATGCATCTCTTTGGGTTAATCATATTAAATCAAAAGTTAAATTATATAGACCAACAAAAGAACATCAATTCCTTCCAAAAATTTATGGAGTTTTGTCTAATGCAACTTTGGTTAAAGAGGAAAAAGATTTCAGACATTTACATCCGGAATTTGGAAATATTGGTGTAGAAAACTCAATTACATCATTAACAGATGGTTGGGATGATGGAAGACAACTAGAAAATCCGGTTCAATAGCAAATTAATGATATCGATACTGATTATATGGATCCATATCGTCCAGACAAAGATGTTGATGATGATTTGACATATATGGGGCAAAATTATTATTCTAAAAAGAAGAATATTATAGGTTTGTTCAGATATTTGCAATGGGTTCATGAAAATGGTTTATGGAACAAAGTCGGCGAAGCATATATGATTATTGGAAAAGATGATGATCCACAATCTCATGATTTGAATTTACCAACTAGCTTAGTGGTTTATAATCCAAATCCAGATCCAATCAGAATTAAATATATGATATTTTCATAATTAAAAAGGAGGAATTTAATATTCCTCCTTTATTTTTTACTTCAAAACCCAAAGTTCTTTTTGTCGTTCAGCTGATTCTACAATTTCCATAAACGGCCTTACAAATTCTAGTGGGCAACCGGCTACAAATGAAATAATAGTATTCATTTCTTTAACTGTCAGTCCACCTGCTTTTACTTCTACAAATTTAATCAAATCAACTAATTTAATTTGATCATTATTTGAATTCTTCAAAATTGATGAATAAGGCATTTTTCCTAGACACTCATTAAATAATTTATAAAATTTAGGTGTAGGTATTAATACTCTGTCGTCATCTGCTTGTTTTGGATCTTTATAATCAGCTGTTTCTGGAAGCGGCATATCACTGTCATCATCTTCAAATTCCTTAGTTAAAATACTAGATGGCAATT